GTCAAAATAGGATCATCAGTTGTCATCAAAACCTTTGGTAACCCAATAGAAGTCTGGAAATTCATGTTGCTGTTCAAAAATGCTGCGAGAACTAACTCCGCTGATATGGACGGTGAAATGTATTACATAATGACAGATTACACTGGCAAACCACTTGATGATCAAACGATTTTTGACGTTTACGACGCATATAAAAGAGAAGAAACATTCCACTCTGTGCATTTTGATAATAAAAAAGCAATTAAGTACGCCGAGCACTTCTTTAAAAAGATAGCTAGCGATAAATTGCCCATAGTATTAAATGCGCTCAGGGATTGTAAAACCAAGGAATTCACCATAAGCGCAATCACAGGCTACGCAGGAACAGGAAAAACACACACAGCTGTACAAAAGCATCCAGATAGCATGTTCATAGCCCCTACGAGGAAACTAGCGATGAAACACAACAATTCCGGGGTTACGTCATACACGCCACATTTGGCGATACAACCCGCTATTGATGCTAATCACATCGTAATTGATGAGATCACACAGATCAACGTCGAGTATCTCATGTGCATACATGCTTTGAATCCGCTGGCTAAAATAATTGTCCTAGGCGATATTTACCAAACACCGGCAATTGATTATGACAGCAAAAAATTCATGTCCTTTCGTGAACTTGGTCTTAAGAACAACCTATGGGATTCACACACTATCCCACAAGACATTGTCGAGGTACTAAACAAAAAATTCGGGCACACTATTCGAACAACATCCAAAGTCATCAATAGTATGTGCACGACAACAGCGAATTTGGTTGAATTAGCAAAGCTTGAACTCCAATACATATGTTTCAACGATGCGACAGCTAAAAAACTAATCAGTGATAAACACAATGCGAGCACCATAACCACATTTCAAGGTGGTAGAGACAGCACAATTGTTTTTTACATAGATAGTAATTCTGTAACATCGCAACTAATCAACAGAACGGAATGGGTTGTTACCGCAATGACTAGGCACAAAGATCAACTTGTCTTTTACGGTGACAGCAAATACATAACACAGTACCTTGCCATAAACGGGCTCCCTTGCAGAAACCTCGAAGAAATATCACAAGTCCACCACACAACCGACACCTACATTAGATCCATGGAAAGCAACAAAATAACCGATCAGATACAAGTTAAGCAACTTGATGAAGTGGTGGCCGAGGATGTATGTGAGGCTAGCGTTGCAGTCGAAATAGTATCTAACGCTATGGTAGCAATTAATGAAGCATCAAAAACAACTGCATTTCTCCAACCTGTTGAATTACCAGAACTTGAGAGTGGATCAATCAAAATACCAGTTGTCGCTGTACTACACACCGAACGAAGCTTCACTGGCTATAAATATCTACCTAATGTTCCATTAGTTCGTAATCAAGTTTCCAATGACAGCAAAGAAACAATTCGAACTTTAATTAAAAGATACAGTAAAAAGATGCCCAAAACGAACTCTGTTAGAGATACAGGTAACGCGAACGCAATGCTTAGAGCATTAGCTAGAGGATTATATGACAATGACTTAACATCCGTTAATGAATTAAATCGTGATCTCAAAGTAACAAATGAAGAATTAAGATTCCATGCGAAAGAATACCTTATCTCTGCTCAAAAGAAGGTCAGTAACAACTCTGCGTTCATGAAAGAATTAAACGCAGAATTCGACCAATTTGATGAAACGATCATGTTCGTTAACAAGAAACAGTGCAAATTCGATGCCGACATAGGTTTTGATACCAAAGACAAAGTCGGGCAAGGAGTCGCATCCATGAGCAAAAGGATCAACTTCATGATGTGCGCATATTCAAGGGCACTACTCGCTAAAATCGACGAAATAACAAGAAAGCAAAAGAGCAATGTCATATTAGCCACCTTTGACAGTGATGAAAAACTGGCTGAAAATTACACCGCCACTATACAAACTGTCAGTAAAGGCGGAAAATGGTTTTGCGCAGATGTTTCAGAATGGGATAGTATGTTCCAGCCTTTCATGGCCAAACTGACACATAAATTATGTGAAATGATGGGCATGCCCGAGAGCCTAAACAATTGGTTTTTGGAATACCGATCTAAATGGACCATGAACTATGCATCGAAAAACGGGAGGGCTAAATTACAAGGAGAAGGCAAACAATTTTCTGGAAATCCATTCACCATTTGCGAAAACACACTATGCAATTTTGCTATGATCAACTACCTCTTCACCTTCACAAATCCTAGAATGAAAATGCTCAAAGGTGACGATTCAGCAGTATTATGTGATGACTACAAACCAACGGTTGAAGGAACCATAATGCTCAATGAAACGAAACACAACATCAAGAAACACTTTTGTGTAACTGGTGAATTCGCTGGTTTCATATTAACTGAAGTCGGAATGTTACCGGACCTTATGAGAAGAGTCTGCAAATTCTTAGGGAGGAATTACAAAGATGAAGAACACTTTAAAGAAGCAGTTAAAAGTGCCAAAAGCTCAACCGTAGTGGTTAAAAGTGAATACGCGTTAAACGTTGGTTGTGTCGCATACACTTCAGTATATCCTGAATTGAATGTGACAGCAACACAAGCTCGATTACTCTTTAACTTTTTGAAAAATGCTGATAGAATTAAATTCACACATTTGACACCAGTTAAAGAAAATGTCGCTTCTAACTAACCCACTTCTACCTACGGATTTATTTTAACTTTTAAATACACAATTATTTAATTTACTTTAATTTTAATTACTATTTTAAATTTAATTTCAACTTTAATTTTATTATTATTTAATCTAATTATTATGGCAACTGCTACCCCTACAATTTTAGATGTCGGAGAACAACCAATCACTGCGCCAACAGCATCAATTAAGGAAAAAGGCCATCATATTGAGACGGACACAGCTTCTGGAGCAGCGTGGCTTGCTAAATACACGCATCCGCCATCTCCAAAGAGTCCGGAATATGCTGGTATACCAGATATGTCTGCGTCACCTTCTGTCCACCTTGAATACAGAATCCAAAATGAAGTT